AGATAGCCGCTGCTGTGATGTTGGTGGCTTGGTTCCCATACAGGAAGATGTGCTCCACCCGTAGGCCGCTCCACAGCATGATCACCGTCTTGTCGCTTCCGTACCGCGCTACGTCACAGGTGATGGCCTTCTTGCCGTGCTCCACCTCTTCGCTGTCGAAGATGCCCATGATGCTATCACGGTCCATGAGGGCGGCGGGGTCGCTGTCGTAGTCCCAGTTCCCGTCCTTGAGCCTCGCCCTATCCGCCCCCGTGAGGTTGTCGAGGTTGGATATGTAGTGCTGCGAAATGTTGGGGTTGTCCGTCACCAAGGCAGCTACGAAAGCCCGGTGCCTCGCCAGCGTTCCGTTCGTGCTGGGGTAGTAGAACTCGTTGTACACCCAGTTCTTTGCCGGGTTGCACGTCATCAACAGCTTCGGTATGATACCGTAGTCATCCAGCTTGTACCGGATGCGGCTGCTCACGATGGCCTTGGCCTTGGCCGTGATCTGGTTGGCCTCGTCTATGAAAGCCCCCGTTATCTCAAGGGATCCAAGGTCATCGAAGTTCGGGTCCGAGGGGTACGCGAACAGGTCTTTGAGTATGATGGTGCTGGCACCGATGGTGATGGTACCGCTCTGTCCGTTGTACACGTAGTCCGATCCTGCCTTCAGGCCAAGGAACGCACATACGTCGAAGAAGCTGTTGAGGGTGGTCTCCTTCAGGGTCTTGCCGACCGCCCTGCCCATGAGCCAACGGGAGCCGGGGTACTTCACACAGCACATGAGTAGCCACAGGCATCCTAGCCATGACTTGCCGCCGCCAGCGGCTCCCCCATACAATACCTCGGTGCGCTTGCTGTCCTTCAGGTAGGCGTATGCTTCAGCCTGCTTTGAAGAAAGGACTTCACTTAGTCGGGGGGATGTCATCTACGACCTGTATGCGCTCGGTAATAGTTGCGTTAAGGTCCATCTTGTCGCCGTACTTCTTTGGATGTAGCTTCGATAACAACCACTTACGGGTATCGACCCGAAGCCTTGCGCGGGCTATTACGTCATGGTCCGTCTGCTCAACACCATCTTCGCTAACGTAAGTATCCTTGCCATTGTCGTCGGCTATCAACAAGATGTCTTCGGCCATGGCATCGCATCCCAAAGAACGCGCGCGGGCGTATTGGTCAGCAAGTTCCTCATCTTGACTTACCCAAAGCAGGAACGTGGGGTGTTTTACCCCTTCCTCTGAGCATGAATTGCGAAGGTTGCCGGTTAGGGCAATTCGTTCAAGGATGGCCGGTATCGCTTCCTTACCCATTCTTACCTATACGTTGGCGCTTGGGCTTCCTTCCGTCAATGGTCACCGTACCCACCTGCTCCGGTTCCGATAGGGCCGACCCCTCACTGGTGAACAGTTGGACGTGCTCTGGTAGTGCTCTGTTGTGTAGGTGGGGCACCAACCTCCAGCCTGCGCGGTGTTTGATGCCGATGTTGACCGAGCCTTGGACCCATACGTCGTTGAGCTTCATGCCCTCTGGGGGTGTTAGCCTCAGGCGTGGTGCCTCTCCGGGTTTGCAGATCCTTAGTTCCATTTTCCTGCTGGGCAACTTTCGCTTAGAAAGGCTGCTTTGAGCTTCAGGTAACAGCCGCAAGGATACACATTCTCTCCGTCAATCACAACAGGCTGGGAACTTAGGGCATCCAGTATGAGCCTTCCGCAGCTTGGTCCCAAGAGGTTGTCTTGCTTGGCTGGGCATTCGGCGCAGTGGGCTAGGCGGGTGGCGATGCGTTCCGGAGAGAGGGGCTTTCGGGCGTAGGTCATGCCCGCGATGTACCGTAGGTTGTCCAGTACGATCAACCGGCAGTTGTTGCAGGGGCCGCTCGGCTCGTAGCCCGTGTAGTGCTTGGAGAGCTTCCATGCGGGTTCCCAGTCGCCCTTTTCGTAGCCCACTTGGTTCTTTTCACCGAATGAGGCACGGCCTATGATGGCGGATGCCGTTTCGATGTCGGCGGGTGTTGGGGTCTTGCGGAGCATTATCCTTCGATGATCTTGGCCCCACAGACTGAACAGAACTTATCCAAGGCACATAACATTTGCGAACAATATTCGCAGCCATCAATGGTAGACCCCTCTCTGGCAATGAACGGAACCTGAACACGCTTCACCGTCTTGCGCACCATCAGCTCCCCGCTGGCGATCTTGGCCTCGTACCATTCGCGTGTGACGTTTGCCCCTGCGTTCATGGCTTGCCATTCGGCGTTCCCTTGCGTGGTTTCGTCATCAATTCCGCAATCCTCCGCTTCCTCATCCAAGAACGCACGCATTTCCTCGTAGCTCAACATCGGGGCCGTAGCTGCCTCAACAGGTCCGTTCAGCTTCACGGTGTAGGGCGCTTTCGGGTCGTTGGTGTTCATATCTTGGCGGAATGAAACTCGGTATTATCAGCGCCTTTCACGGCAGGAAGAACCTTACTCGTATGTGGTGCGAACATACGCAACAGTTCGGGTTGCCAATATACGCAGCCATTACGGAAGGTGATAACTCCAGTGTGATCAGTCACAAGCTCGGCATTTGGATGTGGAAGATGCCGAACAATCCAGTGGGCAACAAGTTCAACGCGGCCTTGGCCCTTGCCATGGAAGACGGCTGCGATGCCGTCATGATCCTTCCCAGCGATGACTTCATTTCCCGCGAATGGGTCGATGCGTCCATTGAGGCGCTGGCCTCCGGTGTGCTGTACTTCAAGCCCGCACGTATCGCCGTCCACCAGCCCGGACGCGGATCCTACGAACTGCGCTCCGATGGCAGGTCGTGCGGAAACTACGGGGCGGGTCGTGTCGTCCATCGGTCAGTGATCGAGGCCGTGGGTGAACTGTGGCCCGGAGGCCGTGACCAAGGGCTTGACAGCGAAAGCCATGGGCGCATCCGGGGTGCGGGGTTTGAATGCACGGCCATCGCTACCAAGGCCATCCCGTTGGTGGACATCAAATGCGGGGAGAATATCCATAGCTGGGACAGCTTTAGGGGTTCGGGGCATCGCTGTACGGATGAACAGGCGCTGCATATGATGACTACCGAACAGGTTCAACGCTTATCCACCCGCGATTAGCGCCCTCTACCTTGGTGGGGTAGGTGTGCTCCCATCCGCCTTCCTCGTAGATGTCATCCAAGTACGACGTGATCAGGTCAAGGTTGAACGGGTGTCCGTCCGACATTCGATCGAAACCGAATTTGGTTCCTGGTACTTGGAAGTCGTGGATGATTATGCAGGGCCGCACCTCTGCATTTGCAATGGCGACCAATTCATTAAGCAATGGGCAGTGCTCTAGCCAATGCGCATCCAGAAAGTACAGGCCAGCCGATACGCTACGCAGCATTTCGGGGCTTTCCATGACGTGCGTGGTCAGCCCGTGGCCCTTTGGCAACATGTTGAAACGCTCTATGGCGATGGCCGCATAGTCCATGTTGATCTCTGCGGTATCGACGTTGGCAAAATGTTCGTGCAGCCAAAGCGTAGTTGATCCAAGGCACGTTCCAGTCTCGATAGCAGACGTGATGTTGTGCGCGTGCTTAAGCCGCAACACTTCAGCCGCCAAGTACCCGTCACCATTCCAAGGGTATTCTTGGTACGGCATAAGGCGCGGGATCGCCATGCCTTCTGGGAATGGATATGGCTTTAACTCAACGTGATCCATGGCAGTGCGGGGTTGTGGCGTGCGTGGTTCCATTTCTGCTTGTATTCGATGGGCTTGATCAGTTCGGGGTGTGCCTTGGCGTGGTCGTTGCGAAGTAGGAATGCGTTGATGCCGGCGTTCGTGCGGATCAGCGTGTATCCGTGCTTCTTTGCAAGTAGCTCAAAGGCCGCAAGGCTTGCGCCGTAGTAGCAAGTACCATCCCATCGGTGCGCTTCATTCAGCGGGATCGTTACGGCTTCGGCGCGGTCGTGGATGGGGTTGTATTCCGCCACCACTAGATCAGGCATATCGTATCCGTCCCGCTTCCATGCTCCCAGCAACGCATCTAGTATCCAGTAGTCGATACCGTCAATGTCGATGCTCAGGAAGTTGCACGACTGCGGTACGGGCTTGGTTGCCCATGCCACGTCGATCCATGCCTGTTTGACCTCCTTGGAACCTTGTGGGTCGCCATCGTAAAGGTCCGCTGTCCATCCACGTTCCGTCAGGTTGCGGGTGTTGCTTAGGGCGATGCCGTCACCGGCCCCAAATTCTACGGCGTGGCCGCGCTGTATGCCAAGGGCATCGAATACCTCTGCGATGATAACCGCCTCTCCGTACTGCGAATGGTCTACATCCAGCTTTCGATTGTTCTCACGCGACTGTTCCATAGGTGTTGTTTCAGTGTGTTTTCTGCGTTCAGCCTGCCTACCTCTGCGCTCTGCTTGGGGTTATCCAAGGCATACCGGACGGCGTTCACCATCTGGTCTATGCTGTGCGTTCCGATAACGTAGGGGTGTTCTGTTTCGATGCCTTCGTAGTGCTGGTTGATGACGAAAGCCCCGCAAGCCGTGGCGCGAAGTAAGCGATCCGACGCGAACCATGGGCGGTGGAAGTGGTCGAAGCCTAAAGAAACGAGTGCCGTGCGATGTACGTCGGCATCCGCAGGCTCCCGCAGGTATCCGCCGATGTTGCGCTTGGGGATGATACCCTCCCATGACATTCCGTAAGCCTTGAACTGCTGCGGGAACTCCTGTGCCATGCGCTGCACCATTTCGCGCCTTCCTGCGCTCTCGGCGAACTTATAGCCTCCGTAGTTGTTCCCAACGAATACCACGCCCGCACGCTCTCCTGTTCCTTCGGTGTTGTAGAGCAAGGGGTCGTATCCGATCTGGAGAAACTCCGAACGGTGGCCCATGCCTCGCAAGGTTTCAACGTCCGTCATGTTGCTAAATGACGTAACATCGAAGTGTGGAGCGGTGTCGATATAGTGCTGTGGTAATGGGCTACGAACATCGCCGGACCATTGAACGCTGAAGCATCCAAGCGACCGCAGCGCGTCATGGGTGGCGTTCGATATGATGCCCGGTGCTTGGAACTGGCAAAAGGCTAGGTCTGGACAGAAGGCCCTAGCCTCATCTATAAGGTCAGGTTCCACCAAATGCCTGTTGCGTTCGCCGTAGGCCCGCCAGTCAAATACACGTACCGTGTGTCCCTCCTGTTCAAACGCCCGTGTTATGCAGTGCGTCAGGTCGTGGTAGATGATCGGCAGTAGGACTTTCATAGCTCGGTCGGTGGCACGAAGGCGTAAGGCGGTGGCACTCGTTCGATCTTATCTCCCCCGCGTGCAATGCCGGAAGGGTCCACAAGATACGATCTGTAGTTCACGTTGTGCAGGTGGTATGTCTTTATTGTTTTGGATGGGTTCGTTACCGTGAACCCTGCAAGTTGTAGAGCATGCACCAAGGCGTTATCGCAGCCCGCCACGCCCATCGGATACGGAGCATCTACCAGCCAAGGGCCACCAGCAATGATCCATACGTCTTGGGAATCGCGATGATCCCATAGCTTCGCATCGCCGTTCGGAAGTACGTCCCAACGACTAAGGGCAAAGCATTTCATTTGCCTTGGATCGAACTCCATGCTTTCCAGCAGCGCACACGTTTCTTCCGGTATGAAGATGTCCGAGTTGCAAATGACATTCACATAGCCGGGTTCGCACATGTCGAACAGTTCCGTGAATGTGGGTCTGCCCTTGAACTTGGTGTACTTGTTGAACAGGCCATCGTTCAAGGCCCAGCACTTGCGTAGCTCTTCCTGCCTATCCGGGGGGCCGAATAGCTCACGACTTTGGATAAGATTTATCTTCATGGTGTTTGTCTAAAGTTTGATCGCCCCAATACCCCTCTCATCTGAACAGTGAAGAGAGACGCTTGCGGAGAATGTCATCGTCATCTACATCCCATTGCGTCAGCTCGTCGTAATACCATTTACGGAACACCTCCATGATCTGATCAATGGTTGGACCTACCGGGGCTGGCGCTATCCATTCGAGTTGAAGCTCAATGCACTCTCTTTTGAAGTGGTAAAAGTCTCTCGTGGTGCTCACATATTCCTTTCCGAACGGCCCGTACTTGATGACACCTTTGTCGATGACCTTGGCGATCACATCACCTCCTCCTGCTTTTAGGCGATCATACAGCTTGTCGTAGTCCTTGGACATGGCTGCGCTGCCCTGGGAGGCTTGACCTGCGAGGAATGCGGCTCTGGCTGTGTGCATCAACCATTCGTCGTAGTCGCCTTCTGAATTGCATTCGGCCTCGGCTATGATATCGCGGAGCATGGTTTCGTCCGCTGCTGCCTCTGCTGGGGTCTTGTCGTTGCTCATTGGAGTGGGTCAATTTCAACTTCTATTCGCAAATCCCTGTGTTCAATTCCTAATCCATTTGGCAGCAAGTCATAGAGGTCACGCTTCGTTCTAAGTAGAACAAGTGAAACGGCGGACGGGTCTTCCCAATCAACATCCCATCCACTAAGGCCCGTGATCTCAATCTTTACCTCAATCGTCTTGGTGCTCATGGTAGTTCGGGGTTTGGTGAATCAGAGTGGGGTTTGGGCGATGCCTTCGGCCCGGGCTTTGCGCCACTCCGCTTCGCTACGGTCCTGCGGACAGCCTTCGGCTTGGCTCCAATCCCTATCGCGTGTTGTGCGGTCGGAGGCGTGAGCACCTTTGCCCATCCTGATTCAACGTCATAGATGAATGCAACTCCGGCAGTATGTGGCCCTCCATTGACAACCGATCCATCATTGGTGATCGTATCCATTCTCCATTTGCTTACCGGCGGGACTATGTACGGAGTTCCTAATGGGCTTTCCACGTAAACGCCCGGCACAATCCCTTTGCGCTTGGCACGAAGCACGAACGCCGCCGATACCGCCAACTCGCGTGAGGGCGGAGGCGGAGTTCCCTGAGCCTTCTTAGGCGAAGGAACGGGAGCCGCAGACCGACCCGAGGCTTTGCGAGGGGCACGCCCCACTGCACTTGTTTTCTTCTTTCCCATAGCTCAGAGTTGGTCAGGTTGTGGAGTGATCAGCACTATCGTTCACGGGCTTTGATCATGGCGTCGGCCATCTTGTAAGACCATTCAGCGGCGTTCTTGATGTGCTCTTCGTATGACAATGGCGATACTGTGTCGGGCATTACTTTGGCCATCACCTTAGCAGCGAAGTAGTCACGTAGGCTCATGCCCGGCTCTGCATATTGCGAACGATGCCCGTTGTACTCACTGCTTTCCTGTGTCGGGAATGCTGATCCTCCGTTGTTCTTGGTTTCCATTTGGTTTGGTAGGTTAAGGGGGTGAGATGATCAGGAGGCTACTGCAAGCGAGTAACATCGATGTTCATGGAGTTGGTGCTTCCGGGCCAAAGCGAAATGGTGCCGGAACCTATCACCCGTATCACACCATGTTGTTCCGTAACATCGATATGATGACCGTTAGGCAAATGGACCCGGATAGAAATCACATCTTCCGGCTTTGGCTGATCCAGCAAGTCATCGACATTCCGTGCAATTTGGACTTTCATCGTTGTCTGTTGTTGTACTAGTGTAGGTCAGGAGGGGTCCGCCTTTAGAATAGCTTGACGAGCCTCATATAACCAGTCCGGAGCTATATCTTCCAATACCGCAGGTGGATACCCGTCGTATTGTTTACATGCCGCACGAAGTGCATTTAGCATTTCTGCGGATGCGGCCATGCAGCGAAGGTTCGCCTTATACTGTGCAATCGTAACTCCATCCGAATACGTTCCGCCGATAGGAGATTGGCCGTAGAACAGAATCAGTCGCATGGCAACCCCGTCAGGACACACAATAACGGTTCCGTCTGGCGCTGCCATTTCTTCTATGTACCAAGGTGCTGGGGATGGCTTCGTGTTCATGCCTTAAAACAATTTGCCGACAAACTCACCACCCTCATCAAAGATGTTGATGAAGGAGTAACCGGTTCCGTAAGGGCAATGAACCGCAACGTACTTCCATCCGCAATCATCAGCAGCCTCAGCCTTTGCAGCAGCGGCAACTGCGTCTGCTGGATTCTTGTAAAACTTGTGGTTGACGTGGATGGTCGACATGGCTTTGTCGTTTCGTTGGTATGGGTCAAATGTAGGTGCGTTATATAACACGTTCCAAATAAATGTGACGAACGGTTATATAACGATCGCGGGGCGTTGTCATATCTTCGCGGCATGGCACGAACCGATCCGGCATACCTGTTCCACATTCCAGCGGATGTAAAGGCCGCGATCCATGCAGAGGCAGAACGCGCCGGAATGAGCCTCGCGGCCTACCTGCTGCACCTTATCGCCACCCACCCCGATCGCAAGCGGGCCAAGGGAAGGAAGGCCAAGTAGATCATTCATGCGGCCTTCCGGGTTGCGATGGCTTGGCGGATGGTTTCGAGCGTGTCCTTTGAAAGCAGTGTGTCGGGCGTGCAGCGTATGACCAACCATCCCAAGGCGGCGGCGTGGTTGTACTTGGCCATGTCCGACAAGAAGCCCTTACCGCGTGTGTGACGGCCTCCGGTCCACACTCCGCCTTCCTGTTCCAGTGCGACCTTGAACTCTACCCACGCCCAATCGAAACGGTAACGGCGTCCGAACAGGAAAGCGTGTTCCGCTACGGGCTTTGGTAGTCCGCTCTGCTGGCATACTTGGGGGAAGATGGCGCTGGTCATGGCCTTGCGATTTCTTTTGGTTTCTGTCCATGGAACCGATACCTGCACATACGGCACTTCCAAAGCGGACCTCCTTCGTCCATCGTATCGCGGATCTGTACTTGCACTTTCTCTCCACAGTTTGGACAGTCGTGAGGCGTGGCGATAACGGCCGCATCCCAAGCATGCCTTCTGTCCAAGTATTCTTGTAGGCGGAACCAACTTTCAATACCGCTCATTTTCGTCCGCTTAGTTCATCGTTCAACCGCTGGTGGCACTCTGTTTTCAGTTCGTCGTGTAGGGCAATAACCTTGCGCCACATGAAATAGTATCGCAGTCCAACAGCCCCGTGTTGGTGCCAGCGATCATGGCAGGCAAGGCACTTCAGTACGATGTTCCGTGGATCCAACCGCAGGCTGCGATAGCTGCCTTTGGGTAGGATGTGGCTGAAGTTTCCCGCCATGGCCTCGGTAATGGTAGCCCGGCACACCTCGCATTCGTGCGGGCGTTGCTCCCATATCTCGGCGAACACCTTGGCCTCTCCGGTGGGTTTGCGGCCCCGTAGCGGCTTCCTTTTCTTCCCGAACAAGCTATCCACCACCTTCCGGGACATCGGCGCTCCTGCCTTGGCCTTGAAGGTTCCCTGCATCCTGGCCCCGCTCTTGATCTCCGATAGGCGCTTGGCGCTGGTGGTTTTAATCGGTGAGCGTTTCATTCCTCCCCCGCTTTACGAATCCTGATGTCGTATCCAGTGATCTCGTTATTGCCGTCATCGGTCCAATCCATGGCGCACTCTTTTACCTCCAGGCCTACGGCACGAATGCACATCATGGAATGTAGCCACAGTGCCGTGTCCTTCATTAGTAACTCGAAGTTGTCCTTCGTGGCTACGTTCAACATATCCTGAAGGGTCGCGATGCGGACGGTATTCGGCTTCTTTTTCTTGCTCATTCTCGATAGGGGTTTCTTGGTGTTCATCCTTCGGTGGTATTGGTGGGCACGAAGCCCTGTTCATTGGCGGCGTCTATGGCAAGCACAGCCGCCTTCACTTTATCGGTAAGCAGGTTTGGAGGAACCTCTATGTGCCCCAGCGCGTCAACCAAACGCTGCACTAATGCCCGGAGCTTCGTGTTCTCGGCCTCCAGTGGTTCTACTTGCTCTCGGATGCAGACCCCGTAACCCCAAAGTATTCCGGTGTTGTAAAGAGTTCTGGGTACACCAAAGTTTCGATACCGTTCCTCTGCTCTCTCTTCTGGTGTCATGGTCTAGTCGGTGTTGGGTTTGGGCGATCCGGCGATTACGCCGTCGGTCTGCGGCTGCAATTCCTCGCCCGAAACGGGCTGCGGGATTTCCGCCTCCGCCCTATCGCGGTCCCGATACCGCGCTTCGTTGCACAACCGTAGCTGCGTCTCCGCGTGCGCTTGCTTTTCAGCACATAGTCCGACATAGCAACCTAGAAGCTCTTGACTGTTACCAATGAACAGTGATCGACGCGGGCTGTGGTTGTCGCCGTATTCGTGCATCGGGCTACAATGCGGGCCGGGGAATAACAACTCCTTTTCCAGCCCTTCGACGGTGGTTTGATCTCTGTCACCGCTATGCAGTCGCACGTACCGCAATAGATTGCCTTCGACCGAGTAGATGAGACGAACGCCTGCGGGGTCGCTGCGCCAGAATAAGTCACCAGCAGCCCATTGGCGCGGAGGTATTGCGTGTGGTACTTTGCCAGTAATGGCGAGGGGATAGGCGGGGAATGATGTGTTGCTCATTGCTCTAAGGGGTTGGTGTTGTGATGGTGCGCGAAAGCGATGCGAAGGGGGAGTTCCTGCGAAGCAGAACCGGAGCGAAGCGCAGCCCGTAGCAGCGCGGTGCCGTTCTTACGGCATTCGCCCTCACCTTCATTCGATGTTTCCTTTTTCATGCTGCCTGTTCTATGGGTGTGAAGTTCTTACCGGATTATCTGACTTGCCGCAAACAGGACAGGCTATCGTGCGCTCCCCGTGCTCTATGGCCTTCATCGATATGGCTACCCTGTTACCATCTGCTACCTGTCTTGGGTCTGCGTATAGGCCATGTCCCATACATCGGGGACAACGACCCTTAAATGGAGCTGGCCTATGCTTCCGTTGCTTCGGCGCTGGCATGTTCGGTGAATAGGCTTGGTTTCTCCACGCACGCTGCCTGAAGGTTCCGAACGGATTGGCCGTAGTAGCTGGCCTTCAGTTCGGCACCGATGAACCTGCGGCCTTGTTCAAGTGATACATAGCCCTCCGATCCGATGCCCATGAAAGGCGACAACACCACATCGTTCGGGTTGGTCCACAACCGTACCGCACGGCGGATCACTTCCAACTGAAGGGGGCAAATGTGGCGTTCGTCATCGTGTTCGCGTGCGCTGCGGTATTGCAGGGTGTCCGATGGGTTTATGTCCATCCATATCGGGCTGGCGATCTTCTGCCATTCACTTACGGGCAATGTATCGGCGTGCATAACACGTTCCTCTACATCGGCAGGGTGTCGCATGGTCACCAAGTAGTCAGGGATGCCTTGGCGGGACATGCTGGCGTTGCCGCGAACGGTCTTGTGCAACAACCCTAGCGCCTTGGTGCGCTGCATGGCCGTCACGGGGTCTTTCCAGATGCACACCTCCGATGCGTATATCCATCCGTGTTTCTGGAATGCGCGGATCAACTCACCACGGAAGTCCCGTAGACCGATGTACCCATCGCGTTCTTTGCTTGTTGGCATCAGCATACAGTGGAATGAAAGGCAGCGGCCCGGTTTGGTTACGCGAAGCAACTCAGGTACCAAGTGGTCGAAGTGCTCGAAAAAGTCTTCATGCGATCGGCAGTTACCCATATCGCGCGGGCTGTTGGAGTACGTGTAAAGCGAAGCAAACGGCGGGCTGAAGATGGAATAGTCCACGCTCTTGTCCGGTAGTGCCTTGACCACTTCCACGCAGTCGCCATGGTAAGCCGCGAACCGTTCTCCGATGTGTTGGTCCAGTACGTTCATTCGCTCAGTAGCCATGATGGTGAAGTTATTGATTGGGTTGGGGTGTATGGGTTGGTTGTGCGGCTTTGTCCAATGACGGACGCGCGTACCGCTTCGCGTGTTTCAGCCGATAGCTGTTCGGCCATTTCGAGTGCGTCCTTTTCCTTGCGCTTCAGGTTCGACACGACAGCGCCCTCTAGCTCGGATGCGTAGATGTGGACGTTGACCGCGCGGGCCTGACCGAAACGCCAGCAACGGCGCACGGCTTGGTAGTAGCTCTCCCAGCTATCGGTAACACCTACGAAGGCGATGTTCGCGCAGTGTTGCCAGTTCAAACCGAACCCTGCGATGGAAGGCTTGGTGATCAGAACGCGGGTCTTTCCATCGGCGAAGTCCTGAAGGCGTTGCTCCTTTTGTTCGATGGTGTCGGGACCACGCACTTCGATGGCACCGGGGATGGACGCGCGTAACGCATCGGCCTCGGCATTCAGGTCGCACCAAATGATCCACGGTTCCGTGTCTGCGTTGACGCGCTCGGCGCAAAGTGTAGCGCGGCGGTCTATGGATGCACGACGGGCGTTCCTACGTTCTTGCAACGTGGATGCCTGTATAGCGAACAACATACCCGCGTCCTGCGCTTCCTCATTGTCGCTCTCCACGATATGCTCGTGTATCTTCAGTTCGGGCAACACGTAGCGCGAACCGTCGAAGCCTAGATCGGAAGGGTTGCGGACAAGTGCAGCCCATGTGCTGACCCAACGCCAGAACTCCGCGCGTGCATGGCCCTTCAGCCTCCACGATTGCGTCTCTCCACCATCATGAACGAAGAACTCCGAAAGCATTTCGGTACGGGTACAGATCCCAAGAAATTCCGCATGGGTTCCTAGCTCTGTCCAGTCGTTGGGCGCTGGGGTTGCCGTTGCGCACAACTTGAACTGCGTATGCGTGAACGCCTCAAGCAACATCTTCAGTGTCTTGGTGTCGTGGTGCTTTATGCACGAACTTTCATCCAACACCACGGCCCCGAACTTCGAGGGATCGAAGCGGTGAAGTCGTTCGTAGTTGGCTATGGAAATACCCGTGCATACTTCCGACCCGTCGCGTACTACTGTCGCCGACACGCCCAACGCAACAGCCTCTAGTGCGGTCTGTGCTGCAACGGCCAACGGCGCAAGGATCAGAACGTTAGCGCCGGTGTGTTCATGGACACGTTGCGCCCATTCGAGTTGGATGCGCGTCTTTCCTAGACCCGTATCCGCGAATATCGCAGCGCGGCCCTTGCGCAAAGCCCATTCAACCAGAGCCTTTTGGTGAGGGAAAAGACCGTCGTGCAACGGTCCCGGCTCAAAGCCAGTGGGCGAAACCCTCACTAGCTTTTCGTCTATGTAGTGGTCATACTCCATTGAAAAGTTACGCCCCGCCACAAGTACCAACAACATCGGCAAGGATGCTGGCAGTACCCGTGAACGGGGCGATGTGTTGAGTTGTGAGTTTCATTTGCTGCTTGCCCAGCGTTTGCAAGTGTAAGTGATTATTACACCTGTTCGACGTACTTCCAAACTTTTTCCGATGCCTTGGTGATGCCCTTCTTTCGCTCCGAGGTCTTCACCACCAAGCCCCGATCTTTCAATGCCGTTAAGCTCCTGCGGACCGAGGTAAGTAGGAACGCTTCGCTGAGGTCGCGCCATACGTCCGATGCTCCGGCTTGCTTCAGGCGTGTGATCGACGCAAGTACCAGAGCGTCCTGTGCGGTGGCACTTATCGTTGCTTCCTTCAGTTCCTTTCCAGAAATTCCGGTGGTGTTAAAGAAAGACTGAAGTCTTACAGGCTCCATGTTCATGGTGGTGAATAGGTCAGGCGTTTTCATCGTTGCTCAATTTGGCCTTGTCTAGTGCAGCTTCCCGTAGGTACTGAGCAGGGGCGTTCGTCACCTTCAACAAAGCCTCCAGTTCGTCGGCGTATAGGCTCACCTTCACGATGTGCTTGCGTGATCCTTTGGGCGATGTAGGGCGTCCGGGTTTGCGCTTCATGGTCATGTGTTATCTGCTGGAACGTATCCAATTGCCTTGGTAATGGCTTCGCGGGACATTTCCAAAAACTCAGGCTTCCACCCTTGGTCTTTTGCAATGCCAACAAGAGCCACCAAACACCTGAGCAAGTCAGGAGCGGCCGCTATCAGCCTAGCGTCGGCATTGTGCTGCTCCCTTTCAGCTTGCGTGTATCCGGCCTTGGGCTTGCGGAAGTGGACAGCCTCGGTGCAGTACGGCGCACGAACGGTATGTGTCACGTTCCCATCATACACCAGCGTATCGAGGTGCCATGGGCCGGGGGTGAATTTAGTATCCATTAGGCGTTGGCGGCTTTAAGGATGTTCGCCAGCCGGTTCTCTGCCTTGCGCTTTGACTTGGTGGCAAATACACATCCAACACTGGTCAGGATTACCATGTAGGTGGTGGCTCCGTTGTAGATGCTTGTGGTGGTTCGGATCGTGGCGTACATGGCGTTTCGTTGTTCGTTGATAGAACAAATGTAGGCCAATTATTGGACCGCGCAACTATTCCACCCAACCGTCTGTCACTTTTCATCGTTGCTGAGTTTGGCTTTGAGTGCTTCAATGTGCGAACCCATCCGCGCGATCTTGCGCTTGTCCGCATTATGGTCGTGTTCTTGGCGGTCTAGGTAGTCGCTGCCAAGGTTGTCGCCCGTGAACCGATGCCGGGCCGCTTCGCTCTCCACCGCTCCCATTATAGCCGCTTCGTGGTCGTTCATCCATTCTGCGATCTGCGGGTAGGTAAGTTGGCCGTATACCTTCCGGTTCAGGCCGTCCCGTATCGCCATCACAAGGCTCTCCACGCTGCGGTGTGCGTAGTTGTGCAACATCATCCGGCCCATCGCCGCTAGGATGTGGGGCGGGTTCTTGCCCCCACACATTAGATCGGCCTCTGTGAGCACGTCACTGATCCACATGGCCGCTACGCCCTCCCCTTGCTCCCTGACCATGCGTCGGATGGGGTATGCCTGTGGACTAGCCGCCATCTGCAAGGTCACGTTCCCGATAGTACTTGGCATTGGCCTCCGCCACGGCTTGGCGCTTTGCTGCGTAGGCGAGTTCTCCGGTGGGGTCGTTTGCGATATGCCCTTTTCCATTGGTCTGTTCTTTGGGTTCGTACATCCCTGTCCATCCCTGCGCTATGCTGTGGTCGATCGCTGCAATGGCCCGCGCATCCCCCAGCTTTTCACATTTGGCTATGACCTGAGCGCGGCCGGAAGGTGTCAGGGTCTTTTTCAGTTCCTTCCGGTATTGCTCCCAGCGTTTGATCGCTTGGAACAGGTCCACCGACATTCCCGGTGGCATGATCTCTGGTTCGTGGAACTTCGTATCATTTTCTGAACTCTGAATACCTTCTTCTTCACCTTCACCTTCTTCTTCAACCCTTGGTGAAGGGTTGGTCAAGTCTTGAAATGAAAGCGTCAATGGGTCAATTCCATTGGCTTCAAGGCTCCGAAAGACAGGCTTGTGTGGGTTGTAGTCAGGCTTCAAAGTCCCGTAGTTCACTTGCACAAAGTCCGTGTGGTACAGTGATCCGTTGGGTAGCTTGCGAAGGGTTGGGCAAGTCTTCAAAAGGGTATCCAGTTCCAGCTTATAACCTAGCTCGAATTTGAACAGGTCAAGGTCAACGGCCCACACCCCCGCAGCATCGCAGTTCTTCCAAAGCCACTCGAAAGCAAGGCGCATACGCGGATCAATTCCGCGATGCTGCTTCTTGTGTAGGTCTGTATCAACGAACCGCTTTGCCATTTTTCACTCTGCTTTGGATACGTTCGTAGAGGGTATTCCATGCGAGAGCGGCGGCGGCTGGCACTTGTCCGTTCCCGATGGCCTTGAGGCGGTCTGCCCGCTTTGCGATGCCAGTAGCCACGCGTGGAACGCCTACTGGCTCTGCGCTCCACCACGGTTCCGGTGGGCCTGAATGTTCCCGCACGACCGGCTGCATGTCGTTTGACGCGGTCGTGTGTATGTGAATGTCTTTCCGCAGTTCGTGCATGGCCTCTCCTTGCTCCGTCCAGCCCATCGCTTCGCTGCCGACCGCTTGCCCATTTCCACCTTGCAAGCATCGCTGCACACCTTGCCTCTTCGCGTCCTGCTCGATTTGAACACTTGACCGCATATCTGACAAGGGCGAAGCGGAACATTTCCCATCCCCCAATCGCCCTTCTTCGCGTGTTCCTTCGCGTGGCATGGATGGCATAGTATCGCAATGTTCTCCGGCGTGTTGTTCAGCCTGTCCCGGTCCTTGTGGTGTCTGTGCAGGTTGTCCTTGGTTCCGCATTCTTGGCAAGATGTCAGCTTGAATGCGCGTTGCGCCTGCTTTAGTCCGCGCCAGCCACTCGTTGAAGTGCTCATGTGATAATGGTGTTAGAGAGGACCAAGATACGGGCCACCCCATGAGCCACTCGACCCAATCCGGGTTCAGTTGCCCACCACCCACCGCGTTCGGTAGTTGCTCCCCGTAGTTCTGTTCCTTCCCGCTCGATGTTATGCGCTTGCCGACCTTCACCGGACCCTTGTAGTCTCGCTGCGTTGGTGTCGGCCACATCTTCACCGCTTGGCTCATGTTCACGCTGTGCATGGATCCCTCCTGTTGCTGGCTGGACTTCAGCTTGTCCGTGAAGGCGTCCGAACACGTCGGGGTCGGCCAGTTGCCCGATGGGGTGTTGGCTGGCGACGGAACCGGCTTCTTTGGCCGTTGCATCACCTGGTCCGATAGATAGATCTGCGTCGAACAACTGCTGTTCTTGAAGTCGTGGAAGGTTGGTATACGCCACAATCCAGATCCTTTCCCTTCGATGCGGAGCACCGGCGTCGTCCGCTCCCACAACTCCCCACTCTGCATCGTACCCCAGCGTGGAAAGGTCGCCGAGTACTCGGTCAAGCCCCCTAGAAGTGAGCATTGGGCTGTTCTCCACGAACGCGAACCGGGGTTGTACATCGCCAATGATCCGGGCCATCTCGGACCACAGTCCGCTTCGCTCTCCGTCGAGGCCGTCTCCTTTTCCGGCAACGCTGATGTCTTGGCAGGGGAACCCTCCGCTGATAACGTCAACGTGTCCGCGCCATGGTTTCCCGTCGAAGGTTCGCACGTCATTCCACACCGGGAACTTTGGGAGCATCCCGTCTCGCTGCCGGGCAAGCAACACGCTCCGTGGATAGGCAGCAAACTCAACAGCGCAGATGGTGCGCCATCCAAGCAAGTGGGCTCCCAAGATGCCTCCTCCTGCCCCTGCAAATAATGCCAACTCATTCATGTATGTAAAAGGAACCGCCCCCATGTTCCCGATCGGCAGCGTCTACTCTGCGTTTCAGGCCCATGAGGGCGGGGTATTGTGTTTCTGTGTGTTTCATCGCTGGTAGACGGCAGCGTGTTCCTTTATTCGGAACGGCGCAAAACTACAACTTCCATCGGTTCCTTCAAACCCTTACGCCAGATCTTTTCCGGCCCTTGGTATCGCTCTCCCTTCCATTCGTAAGGTGCTCCGGGGTCCAGTAGTAGGCCCATGCTGTCGTGGGTGTAGCCTTCCGCTATGAAGTGACGGCCCAATGGAAAGGGGATGTCGTGGGTCATTTGGTGCCAAGTGGTACGGGTGTGACACGGTACCCGCCGCGATCCTGCGTAGGGTTCTGGTCCTTCCTCCACGCGCGTAGCTTGCGGGCCTCAGATGCCGTCCATCGCATCGGCTTCACGTAGGGGTCGTGCTTGGGCTTGGCGGTCGGCTGTGCTTCCTCCTTGCGCCGTATGTTCTGTAATCGGTTCACTGCTTCCCTCCGGTAAGCCCTACTGCCCTCCTCCGGCTCCCATTCGATCCTATGGTTGTGGCATTCACTCATCACCAGTACCCGGACCTGCCTCACGGCCGTCTGGTACTTTGGTGATCCGGGTTCTGGTGTCCATCCGCCTTCGTACTCGTGGCAGGTCGATCGGTGCAGTAGTTCTTTCATGGGGCGATGATCATTAGTATCAACAGGCACACGAATAGTGCGATGTCGTTGGTTTCTGTGGGCTTCATAGTCGCATGTACCTACTGGAAACGGGCTACGCCATGTTGGACAAGGAGTTCGACGCGGAGGTACGCAGAGACATAAAGAACGGGCTACTTGACCACCTTGGCCCGCTGTTCAACGCACAAGCACATTCACACCTTATCACACGACCATCATGAAACCAACACAACAACAGATCGACGAGGCTGCAAAGCATGGCATCGCAGAAGGCGCTACGATACGAAGCGCATATTCTTCCGCATATGTTAAGGAGGGGATTGTTCCTCCGTCCAGTGAGTGGGAGACTGACGACCAAGGAAACATGTGCGCAGGGTCGTTTGGACGTGCTCCATGGATATATGACAATCGGGATAGTAAGTGGGCTACCGTCATCACCCCCGCCCCTTCCAAGGAAGAGGAAGGACTAAAGGAAGGTGACGCTTGCGAATGTGGCCCAGCGATGCGTGCCGCTATCGTGGAACTGGCGAAGGAGTTGGGTGTATGGCACGTTGACGGAATGGACCAACGTGGTGATAAGGACACTGTAGGGCTATGGTTCGCAAGTGAGGCAAAGGCTGTGTATTGGTGCGCTGTTTTCTGGTCCGATAACACCATGCACACGCCCGAAGAGTTCATGCGCCGGATGCGGGTAACGGCCAAGAAGCCCAAACCCATCAAGATCGGTGACCACACCGTGAAGTTCACCAAGGAAGGCATCTCCGTAGGCTGCACATCCGTGGACTTTGCAACCCTTGAGGCCGTGTACAACGAAGCAAAAAAGAACAGGCCATGACCCGCAACCACCTACGCCGATTACAGCCGCAGCTACACATGTGCGCAGAGCACTTCGCCGTCCATGGCTTCGACGGCATGACAGCCGGAGAGATAGCCGTAGCCGTTGTGAGGATCGAGGCGCTTGAGAAGTCGCTGAAAGACCTGCACGACCTGCTGAAGGAAGGCGAGGCTACTGAGGCCGTTAACGAACTGATGCAAAACAGCTAGACCATGAGTCTCACGAAATCAAACCCAGCCTTCGACCGCATGATGGAAGAGGCCCGCCACGACGACGACCTACTGGATCAACGCTACGCAGAGGAGCTGTTCTGCAACAGCC